ATATGCATCAAGTTTCATGCCCTATGTGTTAATACAGTTGACATCATATGTCTATAGGCACTATATAATTTGTTGAGTGACATTAAATGTTAAGGTTATTACCATGAACGACATGCCAAACAATTTAAACAAGATGATTGAAAAAAGTGGTCTGCAAAAAAAGGTTGTTGCAGAACGCAAAGGCGTTACGCCGGAAACGCTATCACGCCATATTCATGAGCGTGTGCCAATGACTATCGTAGATGCGCGAGAGTACGCAGATATCTTGGGTTGTCACGCTTATGAAATTATTTTTGAGACACAAGGCACACCGATTATTGGTCACTGTCATTTAGATAAAGATGGCGGTCTATCTAGAAAATTGCACTTGGATGTAAGTAACGAAGAAACAATGCAACAAAGCCTTAAATCAGTAGATTGGGCTTATTCGCACACGAATTTACCATACAGAGCTGCAATCATTAGCTGGTCAATGGATAAAAAATACACTGGCCCATGGGCATATTGGTCAAAGGCGCATGAATATGTGATGCTTGAGCCAGTGCTTGAACAATATGTGCATGAAGAGTGTTTCGGCAGACAGGCATTTTGTTACTTAAAAAACCCATATGAAAGCAAGAACGGCCCAGAACATTTTGTTGCTGGCATGCTGTATCCTGAACCGGGCGGTGTTTACCAAATAGTAAATGGTGATCTTGGTTGGCACTTAAAAGAACAGGAGCTGGTGTTCGCAACGCCTGTCATTACTGTAAGTTTACGACAGAGATTGCGCGGTGTGACGATTTTAAAAAACAGTGATATAGACATTTAAATTATCTAGCTTGACATAAAATGTCTTGTCAGTTTACAGTCCTCTTTACAATGTGGAGAGGATTTTTTTATGTCGTTTTCTGAGTTCAAACAAGCAGCGCCTGATGTGATAGCTAAGCGCGCAGCAACACAGATAGCGTATTATCACCACTCCAACCCATCGAATCCTGATGGTTTCACATTTTTTGATAAAATCATTGTCCGGCAAGAGCTGAATGCGGCAAAGAAAAACGCTGAGAAATCGGCTGAAGCAAAACAGCTCGTGGAACTGCATGGCGTTTATAAAGACAGCCGGGGCAAGCAGCAAAGCGGTGACAAGCCAATTTTGATCGGTGGCCGGGCTGTTGAAAACTATTGCACTGACATACTGGTCAACGATGTCAGCCCGGCTGACGCCTACAAAGATGCGCTAAATGAGCTGCATAGTTTTCATGGCGGCTCATGGCGTGACGCTGACAAAGACAAGCGAGAGATCGAACACAAGGTAACAGCGCGCTACACAGCGGACGGCAGCGCACCAAAAAAAGGCGATGACGGCATGCACACAGAATTTGAACTGGTGTGCAGCAATGCCTTGGACGGTCTGCGCGAGGCTACGGCTGGCGCGAATCGGATTACCGGGCAGCAAAAGCTGGAAGGCAAGTTCGATGATGTAAAGCTGCCATACTTGGGATACGCAGACTATCAAGGTGGCGGCGTTGAGCTGAAAACAAAATGGGATAAGGGCGCTGGCACTGACAAGCCAGCCGCTAGCAGCTTGCCGAAAGAGATTATGTGGGGCCACCTCACCCAGATTGCCGGGTACTGGCACATGACTGATGTGTGGCCGACAATCGTTTACGCCAATAGGCTTGGCTACAGAGTATTTAAACCGACACTAGAACAGCTTCAAGCTGGCGTTGCAGCCATCAGAGAGGCGTGTATGCGCCGTGAACGGCTGCTTGCTGCCGCATCTAGCCCGGAAGAGCTACTGCGCCTCTGTGACCCACAGTGGGATCACATGTATGTCTGGCGCGATCTACCACCGGCCATCCTAGAACAAGCCCACAAAATCTGGAGATCATAATGTTCAATTGGCTGTTTTACAAAAAACCCAACACAGAGATTGAGACAGAACTGCGCCGCATCCGGCATCTGCTTGAGGCAATGCACCGGGATGCACATGATCGCGGCGTTCTGCAAAACGAAATTAAAACTGCAATCGAAGGAAAGCATCATGATCACAAATCTGTTTGACATAGCACCACCGCATCAAGCTCACAGCCCGACAAGCGCTGCATCTGCTGATGCCATCAAGCCAAAGTTTGGCAAGAACATGGTCAAGGCGTTGCAAGCAATCATATCGCTTGACGGCGCGACTGATGAGGAAGGCTGCAACAAATCCGGCATGACCGGCAATAGCTATCGCCCGGCCCGTGTAAAACTAGAAGAGCTGGGCTTGGTTTGGAAGACAAACGCAACACGCAAGACAGCGTCCGGGCGCAACGCAGCTATCTACATGCCCACAATGTTAGGCAAGATGGAGCTGCCGCATGACTGAGATGCCGCCAGAGATCGCAAAAGCTTTGGTTGCGTTCCAATCAAAAAATGAATCTATGAATTTAGATAAGCAAGGCAATCGCTCTCAGTACGCCTCTGTCGGCTCAATGATGACACTTGTTAGAAAAGCCGCACAAGATTTTGGTCTTGGCATTTCATTTCCGACAAAACGCATTGATGGCGAGTTTTGTATATCGCCTGTGATTGTGCATAGCAGCGGTGTGAGCTGGCAGTCAGACGATCTAGCTTGGCCGATCATAGTCGATGATATGACTAACTCACAAAAGCTTGGCAGCGCTGTGTCATATGGGCGGCGTTACCTCATGCAGAGCATACTGGGGCTTGCCGCTGGCATCGCTGAGCTAGACGATGATGACGATGATGACGGTGTGACAAACGGTTTGTTGGAAGATGTGCCACACAATTTCGATTGGGATGGTTGGGCAAACGAAGCACTGATTGCGGTGAGGGATTTAGATCAAGCTGCATTAACGCAATGGGATAAAGATAACAGCAAGATAATCCGACAGGCTGAATCTAAGCGTCCTGACCTCTACGATACTGTCGGCAGAGCATACATAGAAAAAATGGAAGGGTATAAAAATGGCCGGAAAACCAACATTCAAGAACAATGACGCGCAGCTAGAATGCATTTGTGATGCGTCAGGCAAGCCTAAAAAGCTGAAGCTTGCAAGCTGGGTCAACCCGAAAAAGGCAGATCAGTATGATGAAGCAAAGCTTGCAGCATGTGAAAAAATTAGAAATCTTGTGTACGAAAACGATTTACAGTTCCGCATTAAGTTCACAGAAGCTGTAGACGATGACTACAACAACGACAAAGATATTGGAGCGGTAAACATTTTTGCCAACAAGCCCTATGTCGCGCCAGAAGACAGGCAAGCAGCCCCGGCTGCTGCACCACAAGGCGGTGGCTTCGGGAGCTTCGGCAAATGAAAGCCGGGCCAGCTCTCATCGATACACGCACGGCTGCTATAGCTTTGTTTGGACGCTGGACAGGCGGCACCAAGGATGCTGTCTACAGAATGATAGAGCGCAATGATATCGCAGCAGTGCGCGATGGGCGCAAGTATTGGATCCCGGCTGCTGAGATTGACCGCATACGAAACATGAAAGTCGATGAAGCGTAAGCGTGTTTTTGTCAGTATTGATAGTCGCAGTGATGAATCAATTGAGAGATCGCAGCGAGATCAAGACCGGCGCGATAGGCTCGCTTGGCAGAAAGCAACTGAGCATCTAGCGGATGATGCTTTTGCAGATGATGATGAACATGCAGACGCTGATGATGTTGGTCAATATCGGGGTATAGATTCAATTCACATTAGAAATAAATGAGGGGCTCGCGCCCCTCTAAATACCCATGGCAGCGGCTGTCGCGCCACTAACTTGCTTTTGCTTTTCTACATTCTTTACATAGTGACCGTACTGCCTGTAGGTGAACGCGGTGTTAGCGTGGCCCATCAGTGCAGCCACCTCGCCCCAATCCTCACCCAGTGAGCTAATCTGTACGCTAGCAAAGAAATGTCTGAAGTCACCCCACAGCATCAGCGGCACACCAGCGCGCTTGCAGATACGATCCATAATTTTAGGGAAAGTTTTCTTAGTTTGGAAATTTCCAGCGTCATTGGCAAAAACAAAATCCTCAGCGCCAGAATACTTTGACGATACTTTAAGCTGGCGCAGAATAGCGATTACCTCTGCTGGAACCGGCACTATGCGGTTGCCGCGCTTGGTCTTTGTTCTGCCCAAGCCTTTGCATTGATGCTTGATGGCACGGTCAATCTTGATTGTGCAATCCTCAAAGTTGACATTGCGCCAAGGCAGCGCGCGCAGCTCACCCTGCCGGATGCCAGATGCTATGGCAGTGAGCGCCATTGCTTTGACCAGTAGGCTCTCATCATTCAAGCTTGCAACCACAGACTGAATGACCTCTGGCTGAATGCGTGGCGCACGGTCATCAGTAAAGTCAGTATCAAGGCTAAGTGTCATTTTATCCAGTGGATTGACCTGACCCCAGCCCTGCGTTACTGCATAATTGAATAGCATCTTAACAGCTTTGACGCGCTTCTCAGCGGTTGCTTTGGATTTTTGCTCAGCCTCTATGCCAGAAATAATTGCAAGTCCTATCGGCCCTCTTGTCGCTGTCTGCATCAACTCAGATATGTTGTGCTTTGCCAGCGCGCGCCCATCAATAGAGATAGCAAGACAAAACTTTATGCCGCGCACAATCTCATCTTTGTGAGACTTGCTGATTTTCTTTGCGACAACCCGGCCTTCTTGTTCGTTGTAAAATTTGTCAGCGGCTGACTTCACACTCGTTGGCTTGACCGGCGCAACGATAGTGCCGTTATTGTAATTGTTGACGGCCTCAACCATTGCGATTGTGGCATCATCTTTCGACTTGAAAGATAGTTTCTTGCCACCAATCGGGCGCGCGTCATATGTCCACACGCCGGGGCGGTCTTTGCGCTCGTAAACCTTCAAGCTTGTGACTACTTTTTTAGGCATGTCATGCTCCCTTCCGGGGCGGCTGTTAAGCCGCCGCCTTTTCTGGTATCAGCGTTACCAACGCATCTTTGTGGTTTACGTTGATCAAGATCTTTTCTATCTCACCAAGACGAACAGGATTTTCACTTACATATTCGCGGAACGAAATCACCGCTGTGCCAGCCTTTACATCTCGCTCGTATTCAGCGGTCACAAGACCTTTGCGGCCATCTATTTCGATTTGGAATTTATAGTCGTCAAGATCGAACCAATTATTGGCAACCCATGCGTAAGATTTTACTTTGTGTGTCATTTGATGCTCCCTTGTTTGATGCCTTACGAATCATTATAGACACAAGATGTCAAACAATGCAACAAAAACGTACCCAAAAGTGTACCCAAACGCAAAAAAAGCCCCCGGCCAATCAAGGCTGGGGGCGTTTAATGTATTGAATTTATTGTGAAATTAAGTGGCGGGAGTGACGGGACTCGAACCCGCGGCCTCCGGCGTGACAGTGCGATATTTAGGGGTAATACCGTTGGTTTTCTGGGGTTTTAGGTGGGTACAAACTGCCACAAACTGCTGTGAGCTGCTGTAAAAGCGTACCCAAAACGTACCCAATTATGCGTATGACTTTTTCTTCTTCTTCTCCGCGAAGCCACCCTGCTTGTTACTCATCTTGCTGTAAGTTTTTGGATCAACCGTACTGTTCTTTTTTGACCGACTGGTTCCAGCTTTTTTACGCTTATTCATATTTTCATATAGGCTCATGGCTTTTCTCCTTTAACAATCCCACTTCCTAAGTGCCTTATTAATTCTGCTGTTTGGATCTCGCGCAGTCTTAGCTGATGTCAGCTTTGCCTTCATGCCTTTCATGCGACCGCAAAAGCTTGCGCGCCGTGATTTGGCTTTTGGTGATTTCTTTGCTTGCTTCGCACTGACCGGCGGCTTGAGGTTGTGACCTTGCGCTCTTGCTGATGCCCGGCCAGCCGCATTCAATCCACCAGATTCTGATTGCCCCTCTTTGCGCTGCCACGCCGGGGTCTTTGGCGCTTTCCTCATCCAATCAAACCGTGCCGGTAGCCGTTAGCCCGGTCATAGGTCAGTACCTCTTTGCGTGGCTCATGGACATACGAACAGTGAACCCAGCCGCTGTTGCCCCCGGTATAACATTCTAGAATAAGTTGATCGAACTCTAGGTTATCTTGTATCCACTCAGCCAGCTCCATATTGCTGATGCCCGGCACTTCAAAATCGGCAGCTTGCCCTTTCGCGTGTTGCGATTTTATTGTGCTTCCGACAGCCAGACAAAGTTCCGGGCAGCGATACCCAGAGCTGACAGTAAAAGGCACACCGTAATGATCACGCACCGGCTGCAAGATGTTTTCACACAGCTTGACCATGTTCTCTCTAGCTGTGGTGTCCGGCGTATTATCAATACCTTTGCGTTCCGCTGTCTGGCTTTTGACCATCTCAGCTAATGAAAAGTTTGCTGATAGTTTCATTATTTTTTCCTAAACTTGTCTATGCCTTTGATGCCAAGCGCACTGGTGCATACGAGGAAAACTAAATATTGATACCATTCGGGCAACTCGTTGAGCCGGTCAAAGCCAGCCTTCACGACATCTTCCATGCCCGGCACAAAAACTAAACACACTGGCACAAGCACGACTATTGTGACTGCCTCGTCACGCCACGAATTTTGCGTGGACTGCGCCATGATTTTTTCCCACTCAGCCACGCTTGTCGCTGAGCTGACTAAAACTTTAGCCTTTGCCTCTGCCTCTGCTTTTGCAACCGCGCCTTTGGCTTTGCTTTGCTCCACACGGTTTTCTAAAAAAGACCCTGCCAGCGAGGCTATAGGGCCGATTAAAGCCTGTATCATTCACACCTCTCCTTACCAGCACAATCCTCTGGGAAACACTGCGGTATCATAAAATAAAAATCATTGTTTGTAGATTTGTGCCACATCCCGTCAGACCGTAGCCAGTTACATTGCTCAATGGTCATGGGCTGTTGCAGCGCCATCTGACCTATAGGATGGTTTGTAACGCCGTCGCTGCCCCACATACTAATTACAAGAATGTATAATGTTTCTTTCATTCTTTCGGCGTCCTTGCTTCTTTGCCCAAATAGATGCCATAGACCCCGGTCATCACGCCCATGATGACGCTGACAAAAGCCGACTGCTGTGTTGTCGGCGCTTCTAAATCCATGAACCATTCAGCGCAGCGCCAAGACATTGCAACTGAGGCAATCATGGTCAGCTTGGCAGTGACATTAAATTGCAGATATCGTTTCCACCAGTCGGTCATAGGACAATCTCTTCCACACCACTTTGGGCTACAGTTGCAAACAAGAACACAAACAGAGCTATTGTGACTGCGATAATACCGGCGACGAGTAGCGTTGTTTTAATCGTATCTTCAAGTTCCTTGGCCCTTCTTGCAGCCTCTTTACGCGCCGCCTTCTGCGCTTCTTTTTGCTCCCTGAGTTTTTGATTATGATGGTTGACGATTTCATTCCATGTATCTGGGCCAAAGCGCAAGTTAATCATGGTTTTGATTTCTTGCATTTGCTCCTGTAATTTTTTGGCTTCAAGCACTGCATCCATACTGCTTTGAAACTTAATATCACCAACACCAGCTTGTTTGTTACGCTCCTCATTAAGTTTTTTTTGACAGTCAAACAATGTGCCGATTTGTTGTGAAATATCAGCAACAGATTGTGCATCATTTATACGAGCCTTGATAAATGCTATGGCGTTTGACGCAGCAGAAACAGCCGCCAAAGCGGTGGTGATAGGCTCCATGATATGTCTCTAATCTAGATTCGCTCTGCCAGTAGCAACAGGATGATTGCGGCTGCTTGGCCTATAAGGATATGCTCCACTCGCTTGATCCGCGTGATCGTTTCAAGCCAGCGCTCATTTGTCAGAGCGATGTGTTTTTCCAATTCGACATGAATTGATAAGAGCGTTGGTTTAGTCATCAGATTTCATTAGGCCAGTCGTTAATTTTAGCAATGATTTTTACTGTGCCATCTGAATTACGTTCATCTTCAAACAACGCCATGAACGCAGCCAAATCAGATGCAGCATTCAAAGCTGTCTCTATCTCTGCACATTTAGTACGAACTGCATCTCTGTATGTTTGGACATTTGTAGGTATTGCAGTTGATTTCTCAGCTTTGCGTGTGACCATCCAATCATAAAGCGAAAGCTTGTTATTTGCTGTACGTTTTGTTTGTTCAACCCAAATAGACTTGAGCCCAAGTGTTACCATTTGTTGTCCAGTTATAGGATCATTGACAGCTTTGCCATCTTCATCAAAAACATTAACATCTGTCAGACTACGCTCAATCAGTGAGCCATCAGTCTGTCTGCCCCAATAAAATCTGTTGTCAAACGCAGCCTCTGATGCTGGTGGGTCTTCCCAAGTAACACCCCAGTTTTTTTTATCAGTATCAGTCCAAGCAGACGCCCAATTGTAAGGATGCTTGAAGCCATTGTCATCAGTCCAGCCTCTGCCTTCTCGCAAAGTTTTATCCGCATATTTCCAAGGCATCTCTATCCCCTATTCATCTCGCGTTCGCGTATTTAAAAGTATTACCGATGGCTAAATAAAAATAAGTATGACTGCTGCTATTCCATTCCGCATTTGTTGAATTTACTTTAAAACCGTTACTAAGTAGTTGCACAGCATTGACCCCGGTATCTGAGCTTTCTGTAGCAGTTGACTGTGCGTGTAAATATGCACCAGTTCCAATCGTGTTATTCATTCGCGGTGAACGTACAGAATCATACATCCACCATC